AAGCCTGGATCTCTTGGAGTTCTTTGTCCACTAAATCCAGAAGTTAAAGCATCCCAACCTCGTCTAGCCCAACTCCAAGGCATTGTTTCATTAGCTAAAGCAAATAGTGTACCTATTCCCTCACCTACATTTCCCCAATTCCATTTACTTGGTTCATCTTCTGCTGTTTGCCATTGATTACCAAATTCAAAATTATGAGGATTCCTATTTTGCCTTTCAACAGCACCTTTTATTATTTCACCCAGACTTTTCTTGGTTTGATTCGGTATTTCTTCGGGTACATTAGCTGTACTTCCTCTTAAAATAGCATCCCATTCTGGATTTTGACCAGCAGCAGCTCCCATTGCTCCTTGAGAAATAATATCATCGCTTATTACACCTTGTAATTCTTCAGGTATATTTTCTTGAAGAGCTGAAGCTCCTCCAACGTAAGCTGATGTAAGTCCTAGAGGTCCAAACAGAGCTCTTGCTAAACTACTACCTGTTGTAGCAGCAGGCATACTTGTAGTTCCAGTACTTAATAATCTTTGAGCCATAGGAGATCCTGAATAAACACCTGATCTTAATTTTTCCATAAGGCGCATCCCTTTAGTAGCTTGTTTAGGATTTAATGGTGTTTCTCCTCCCAGACTAATACCACTTTTATCCAAACCTCCACCAAAGGGTAGTGTAAAATTTCTTGATGATTGAGCTATTTCAAGAGGAACTCCATATCTCATTGCTACATTAGAACTAGGACTTGTAAATGTCTTACCAAAGCCGGCCCATGTTGGTATTCTACTTCCTTTAAATCCTCCACTCATAATGTCTTGATAAAAAGGAGAGCCATGATATCCAATATTGAGAGTACCTCCTAATTGTTTCTTAACCCGACTGCCGTAGGTATCGGTCCAGTCACGAGCAATCTCTGGCTCGTTGGCCCATAAGTATCGTCTTTGTTTTTCTGATTTAAAAGGCATTACCTTCTTCCTCCAGCTTGTAGGTCTAACCTAAAAGTTCCTAGTTTCCAATCTTCATTCTTACCCGTGTTCTCTACTTTGATTGCAACTGATCTTGCACGAGCTCTTGTATCTTGTTTCAATGTACTTGATGTAATATCAAAAGGTCCGAGTGTTGAGCTCACTTGAGAAGCATTGGGATAATCTCTTAAATATAAAGTCACTCTTGTGGTTCCTGTTTGTGTTAAAAAATCTGGAATGAATCTTCTAATTGACATGAAGTATTCACCATCTCCTCTAAACGTTACGCCTTGTTTTTGATCTTGAGTAATATCAAAATCTCCTGATTCAATATTAGAAGTAATCGCAGTCACACTTCCACCGGCTACTTCATTGTTCCCTGTTTCGTGTTCAAAATAAGTTGAAACGCCTTCTGTATTACCTACCACATAAGTTCCTGAAGTGGAAGCTTGTGTTCCATCAATATTATATAAAGTAGCATGAGGTCTACCAAAGATAGCCGAATCTTCCCATGCCGTTCTGTTTAAACTTCCAGTCGTCCAGATTCCACGTTGAGCAGAAGAGTCAATATAGTTATAACAAACCATTCGATCCACCACATTGGATCCACTACTACAGTAGAACCACATGATCTCTCCAAATAGATTATTTAGTCCTGCGTTAATGAGTTGGTTTGAAGTTGTATTAATACTGTCATAAACATAGTCTTCTACCAAACAGTCCATAGATTCTAGTTTACCAGTATATCTAAAGAAACCATTCTCGGACATCCAATAGCCCGCACCATCAACTTCCACGCAAGCATTCTTACCAATTAATCCACAGTTGGTTCCTACTTGTTCAAAAGCAAAGGTAAAGGGTGCACCTACAAAACGCATGGTAAAGAGTGCGGTGTCTGTCCAAATATAAATCGCATCACGACCTCTTAAGGCTCCCATAATTTTAGAACCATCAGCTAGTCTTTGTGTACCTGCGGTGTTCGTTGCAGTTGGTGTATAAGTATTTAAATCTTCTTGAGAAGAGAATCTAATAAACATGTTATCTTGAGTACTTGCGGTTCCAATTGTGGTTTCTGTTCCAAAGAATACTAAGTGTCGATCGGGTGTAGATACTAATACATCTCTTGAAGCTGTGGGTGCTCCTGAAATAATCGTAGCCCGTGTTGATGTAGCGTTCGTGGCATCTGCATCCCATTCAAAACATTCTGCATCGGTAATTAAAGCAATCAATTTAGAACCATAGTTATCGAGTGTCCACATTCCTGGCGCAATCACATAGTCTCCAGAAGCTGCTGAACCCCAACCAACATAATCGGTTGTGTTCGTTACAGTTGCTCCATCAGAGTGAGCTGCACGAGTAGTGTTTCTCACGGCTCTGGTAATACCAGTTAAATCATTTCCTGAAACTCCCGTATATGAAATTTCTTCTGTGCCTACTTGAATATAAGATGTTCCTGATGATGGAAAAGCAGAAGCATCCGTTAAAGTAATTGAAGTTCCTGATCCTCCAGTTCCATACGCATTATCTCCTAGAGCTCCATTTAAAGTTGTTGTTACTTCTCCTGAAACCGTACCACTGTATTGACCAATTCCCCAACCTAAACCACCAAGTTGTTGTGCCGGTCCTACAGGATAATAGTGTTGAAGTCTAATACCTCCAGAAGTCGTGGCTCCTGAACCACCTTCCGCAGCAACCATTGTAATTTCAATTTGAGTTGAACTTACAATACTTGTGATCATAAATTTCTTATCATTAAAATCAGCGGCTACATAATTAGAGCCTGTGATACTGGAGAAATTATCTAAAAGAATAATATCTCCTGCGTTGTATCCAACCGTAGAGCTTAAGGTAATATAGACTGACTTCGATCCATTCGTAGTAGTAAAAGCATTAGATAAAGTACTTGTGGTTTTAATAGGGTGAATATCATAGAAGATACCCCCTGTATAAACATATAAAATTCGATTAGTTCCAATAGCTGCATACTTAATGGCTGCACTACTTACGAAATGGTGAAGAGATCGTACGGCTCCTGTTAGATAGTCTTCTCCTAACTGAGATCATCCTCCTATTTTTTCAGGAGTAGAATACCTAAAGCGAACGTTATCACCCGCAATCCACTGCCCTTCAGCTGTGGTTGGTGTAACTTGTTTATTGAAACCGGGTAAAAATCCTATCTTTTGTAGCATACAAAATTCCGTTTATGATACAAATATACTATATTTTTATAGATATCAACCTAGTTTAGGGATGCCCAGGATAGGACGTTTATCATACAGATTAGTTTTAGCAAAAGGTCCATTTGCATGATTATAGTGCAGAAATACTTGCCCGCAAAGCTTGCCTTGAAAAGGTTCTCTCCAATGTTCTAATTCACATCCAGAATAAATAATCATATCCCCTGGTTCTAAAGTATACGGGATACCTTTTGGAGCATTAGGTTTATGAATTTCTTTATACTCATCAATAACGGAATTTGATCCAGTAGGATCTATAAATATAGGCCACGGATCTCCTCCTAGATTAAGCGTAGTAGATATTTCACAGCTAGGTCTATCCTTGTGTCTTCTAAGAATATTACCTCTTCTATAAAGTCTACAATAAGCATAAGTGGGAATTAATTTTAAACTTGTTTTCTTTTCCATTACAGGGATAGTTTTAATAAGTAGTGTTTCCATTAGTCGATCTGCATATTTGGCATAAGAATTAGGAACTTGTTTGTCTTTAAAATTACCTATTAAAGGGTTATGTTCATGAGTCAGATTACGTTTTAATAAAAACTGATCAGCCTCTGCTGACATTTGTAAATAACGATAAGCAATCTCACACACCTCTTTAGAGACAGCCTTTTTTATAATTTGATATTTATCCTTTTGGAACTTCATCTTGATCTCTCTGAATAAAGTTAAAAGATACAGAGACTCTTAAACCCTTGTCCCCTTTAGCTTTAGTATTATTTTCTTCTACTCCATGAGGAACCCATGCTGGAAACATAAGACATCTCCCTTCTATAGGAGGAACTTTCGTCACTCTCCACAAAGGTCGTGGAAGATTTTTTACTCGTTTTGGCAATTGAATATTGGCTCCAGGTCTAGGGTCTTCTAGCCATAAACACCCTGAATCTTTAGGAACATGTATATAATAAACTCCTGAAAAATCTGCATTAGGGTGTATATGATATTTATTATAGGCGTGTGGTGGATTGATATTAGCCCACATATTTCCTAATGCCACTTTAGGCAACATACCATAATCTTTAAAAATTTCTTCCATCATTACAAATAAATGATCACATAAAGGTTTATATTCTTTTTTAAAATTCATATCTGTTGGGCTGTGCCATCCTCCACCCGCATTGGTTTTTTCCATAGTAGATTCTTTTTTCGCCCAAGCTTTAATATGTTTCAAAAGATATTTGTTTAAATTTTTAGAGTCAGGAAAATCTTTAAAGTAAATAGGCGTGGGCCACATTAAATCTCTTTTTAATTGATTCATCGTATAGGAGGTCCTCCAAACCACATAACTAAAGATCGTCTTATCCCCTTTTTAACAGGAGCTACTCGGTGTCTTAAGAATGAAGCAAAGAAAATTGCTTGACCTTGTTTTAAATTATCAATGGCTTTACCTTTATCCATAAATTGTAATTCCCCTCCTTTAAATTCTGCAGGATCAGAAAGTAAAAGAGTCATAGATATTTTTCTAACTGTGGGTTCATGTTTAAAATGAGTATCCGAATCCATATGCCAATCATAAAAACCTCCTTTAGGGTATTCAGTAAATTGTGCTGGTTCAGTTAATCGCATGCCATCAAAACCAAAATGATTCCCATTAGTTCTAATCATGGTAGCTTCAATTTGTTGATACATCTCTGGCATCTTTTTAAAGGGGATCCAACTAATTGTAGTAACTCTTTTTTTCGTATCATGAGTTCCCCCTCTTTCTCTCGAACCTACTTTGGCTGGTTCGGGTTTTTCTGCATGACCTGCATCAATAACCATTTGACATTGTTGAGGTGTAAAGATTGGCTCAGTGGTAATGGCCATGTAAGATTTCCATGCTGGTTCTAATATCATTGTCATTATTATTTTATTTCTCCAGCTGTTCTTGAAGCCACAGGATTGTATTCTACATCTACATTACAGACTAAAGTTCTTCTCTTCTCTTTGTTTCCATTCCAAGGATAAACGCAATGTCTTATGTCATAAGGAAAGATATAAAAATCACCTACTTTAACATTAGGTGAGTAATCTGTTTTAGAAAATTGACCATTGGCTGATCCAATAATTTGTAATCTGCCATTCATGGGTTTTTCTTTTGCGGAATATTCTACCCCATAATCAGATGGAAGTTTCATAATCATAACAGAAGACAGTCCTGTATATAATTTTCCTTGATGAATATGTATAGGATTATATTCCCCTGCTTTCATTTCATTAACCCATATAGAATTAATGTTCATACTGTATTCGTAAACTTTATTCCAATCTAAATAATGTTTAAAGGTAGAATAAAACCATTGTAATAGTTCGGTTGGTAAAAAATTATGTTGGTGCATCTTGTCAGTGTTAAGTCCTGCATAATGAAGCGAAACTTCATCTTGGATTTTACCCACGAGTTGTTTGTTAGCTTTGGGTAATTCTTTTTTTCTTTTTTCGTAAATTTCTGTAAGACCAGCAAACACATCTACTGGTGTTTTATATTTTAAACAGGTTTGACCAAAGTATACAAAGTCAAAATCCATGCTTATTTCCTTTTGATTTGTTTCGGTGCTTT